GTTTGATTGACGTAGGTGTAGAGGATGTCTTTAAGATCACTTAGACCTGGAGTATCCATTAGAAAATTGTCAATTTCCTGTGCATGTTGTTGTAGGTATGCTTCTACTTTGTCTATGGCCTTGGTATCGATAGTTACCGGAGTTGAGTTATAAACTGGACCTTGAACTACCAGTTCTCTTGTGCCGTTGAACATTGAAAAATCGTCTATTGGTTTCTGCGCACTGTCGTCCATACCAAACTGTGGGAAGAATGCATGTCCCACTACCATTACCTGTGCCTGTGCTATTCTTGATCCTAGTTCACTATCGGCCTTGACATGATAACATGTTTGACTCTTAGGGTTAGGGCAGAATGTATAAGCACCTTGTTGATCAATTGATGGGCGTTTTAAAAATAATCCGTCTGCATAGACAAAGCCCACAAAGTCTCTAGGTGTAGCGCGATCAAACAACGGATACAAGTTGGCAAACTCCTGTGCAAATGAGTTGCGGGCTTGTTGTTCTTCGGGTGTCTTAGGCTTGCCGCTTTGATTAGCAATAAAGTCTTTTACAGCTTCTGGGTTATCTGTTTTTGCGCCGCGACTCCAACCGTTGTGCCCAGCTAATATTAGGGGGCCGTTTTTCTTTTCTCTGCCCCAATAGATTTGAGGATTGCCGTCCCACTTCATACGAATACTTTGCGAACCTTCTTGGGTGGCAATTTCTTTAATGTGTTGTAGTGCTTCAAGTGTACCGTCACTGCCGTTGAAAAATACTAGATCTTCTAAATGGTTAAAGGTACGGCCAAGTTTCTTTTTCTTTGCAGCTACTACAGCAGCTTCGGCTTCTTTTAGGAATTCATTTATTCTCATTGCTATTACCTTAATCTTGCAATAGTCAACATTGCTGTTAGTTCAGGAGACTCTTTTACTGCTGTGGGATTTTGCTTTTGGAATCGTGCAAACTTTTTAGGGTCTGCTCCTCGAGCTGCTGCAACAGCGGACGTTGGCATTAGTTGATGTGCTGCCGCAAGGGTTGCGTCAGTGTCAGTGCCGTCTCCAACTCTTGGAGCGACTTCAGTTGATTTAATACCGGTAACATGATCTTGTTCTGAGTCAACTTTAGCAACGCCGAGATCATAACTTGATTTACTTTTAATAGGCTTTCCTTGTGCATCTACTTTGTTTGTAGTTTGCAAAGGGCCTTGTTGATAGTCTGTAGTTTGGCTACCGTCGGCATGTTTAGTTTGTTGCACACCTGCAAAGCGAGGACTGGTTACATCAGCTTCTTTCATGCCTGCTAACTTACGCATTCTATTGATGGATTCGAAGTGTACATCTTCTGCTGGTTTCTTTTCAACCCAGTTAGGGTCCTGTCGGGCACGATCTAATAATGCGGCGGCTTCGTCATCGGGTAGACCTTTCATTATGCCTTCTACGCTGCTTAAATTTGAAGAATTAGCCTGCGGGCCCATTAATACTTTTGCAATCTCGTCTAGGTCATCGGACACAAAGTTACCCTTCTTACCTTCAGGATTACGATCAAACAGTCCTTGCCAAGCTGACCACATGTAGCCTTTGCTCTTGGCCAACATAGCCAACATTAGTTGTTTGTTGACGCCTTTGAATGGACTGCCTTGCGGAATATCGTGTGTATGAAACTTTGCCACACGGGGGGCATTACCAGTAACCATAATATCAACTTGATGATACTGATCGCCCACTGGCACATTAACGTGTACATTAATGCCGCTCTGTGCTGTTTCTAATCCCTTGCCAGTAATGTAGTCATTAAGTGCTTTTCGGGCACTTTTAGCGTCTTTAGCTTTGAAAAAGTCTAGTACCGTTTTTTCGTCTACAATAACATCCATATCACCGCTTTGCTGGCCCGGACGAGGAGTTGCAGCAGAACCTACAGGAATGGCTTCAATCCCTGTACCTTGTAGGGCACCGTTAATTGTTTTTAGTATTGACGGAACGTCCTTGTGATCAAATGGTTCTGCATTGGCAAAAACATTTCCGCCTTCATTGAGTATCATTATTCTTATCTTCCTGTATCTTTTTAATGCCACGTTTGAACTTAGCAGGCTCTGCTGTTCTAATGGCATTTAGGAACCTGCGCTCTAATTCAGCAGCTGTTTCTAAATCGTAGTTTTCGCGGATTAACGAGATTAGATTGATAGCACTTTCAATAAGGTTAGTGCCGCGACTCTCTATCACCAAATCTTTATTACGATTGACGCCTAAATCGCTTAATTCTTGTAGTATTGATCTCGTGCTTTTTCTCATTATCTGAAATCCCTTTGCTATATTTATAGGATTATACACTCTTGTTACAACAAAATCAATCTACATTTATATTGTGTCCACACAAATTGTATAAATATATCAGTAGAAACCATGAGTCTCTACAACACTTACAGAGGACACACTATGAAATACATATCATTAACCATGCTGAGTATCCTAGAACGATTAGCTGAAATGTTTCCGGGTAGCAGCTACCAAACTCGTTTAGATGCATATCTAAGCACCAAAGGCATTACCGATGCCGCACAGTTAGAACACTATATCCAAAAATTTACTTCTCAAAAGGAATCTTATCTATGAAAAACTTTTTAAACACACTATACGAAATTGGTCTAAATATTGGACGAGTAAGAGCAGCATCTGCATTTGCCCGCGCTGGAATGTATAAGGAAGCCAAAGCTGTAATGTTGGCAAAATAATAATATTGCGCCGCAAGGCATATATACACTATGAATCTAGTTTATATACATGGTGCTAATGCCACAAGCGAGAGCTTTAACTATATTAAGAGTAAATTAGGCAACGGGCTAGACATTAATTACGACAGCCGCAATGGGTTTGAAAACAACCTAAATGACATGCAGTCGACATTGCAGAACTATAAGAACCTAGTGTTTGTTGCACACAGTCTAGGCGGCATCTATAGCCTACATCTAGCCAATGCAATGCCAGCAGCTGTTAAGGGTGCTGTTACCCTAAGCACTCCATATGGTGGTGCTGAAGTGGCGGACTATGCTCAATACTTCTTACCGTTTAGCAGGCTAATGCGTGACATTGGTCCAAGTAGCTGGGTTATGCAGCAGGCTAAACGTATTAAGATACAGCATCCTTGGACCAATATAGTAACAGTCAAAGGACAAAGTGCGTTTATGCATGAACCCAATGATGGCGTTGTAACCATTGCCAGTCAGAAGCATCATGAAGATATGGAACTAGTAGAAGTAGAATGTAACCACTATGAGGTTGTGCTCAGTGACGTAGTGGTTAAACTTATCAAGGAACGAGTAAACAAGTTCAAGAAATAAGTTGCTTTTTTATCGCAGAGCATATATAATAGTACAACAGCAGAAGTTGTTGTAACACACAAACATAACACACAGGAGAATAATATGTTTACATCATTTGATACAATCATCGACACCGTTCAAGGTGCTCAAACTAAATTCGTAGAAACCTACGTTACAGACAAAAAGATTCAAGCAGAGCTAGTTAAGCTAACAGAAGCACAAGCTAAGTTTGCCAAAGGATCTTATCAAACTACTCTAAGTATTGCCGAAGCCGTATTTAAAACAACTAGCGATGCTGTTCAAACGCAAGTTAAGAAAGCAACTACTAAGAAGGAAACTGTATAATGTCTGAATTCAATACACCAAAGCTACCAGAAGTAAAGTTCAGCAAGAACGGTTACGAAATCCGTACAGATGTGTTGGCCATGGCCAAAGACGCTGTTATGGAAGAATATCATTCTAAGTTCCGTGGCTGGGAAATGTCAGTGGCCAAGGACGAAAAGACTGGGCAAGTTGTTACCAGAGTAGATATGCCAGAGTTTCCAGGTCTAGACAAGATCATGGAAGCAGCTGAAAAGTTCTATGGCTTCGTTAATACTGGCGCTAAAAAATAAATTATATACTCGCATAGCGAACATTTAAGTTATAATATTATAAACAAAAAGGACTCTTCGGAGTCCTTTTTTATTCATATGTTATTGTATCACTATCACCTAACCGCCACTTGGGATTGGTTTCAACCACCCATTTCTTAGTAGCAACTTTAAAGTCTGGATGCAGCATCTCTTTTGGATTGCTAGCAGCATCTAGGAAGATACAGCGATTGTTGGGCTGGGCAGCATATTGTCCGTTGTCCAACTCAATGAAGTTAAAGCTCTTGTGATCTTCGGGCCATTCTGAATAGGTGGTGTCTATGATATTCATGTCAGGTGCGGCATTGTCCACAGTGAACAAGTAGTTGCCCTTGTGTAGCTGACGATCCTTGGCATAGAATTTACAGCTGAGATTACGTAGAAATGCTTTCTGGATTACAGCAATGTCATAGCTAAAGCAGTCCCAAATCTGTAATGTATCTAAGGCTAGAAACTTGTCCGGTTCTAGATTGTCTGTTCGACTCACATAGGCATGCAAGGGCAGCTTGTCATATAAAGCACCATAGCGTGGCAAGTAGGCTTCTATGCGAAATGCTTGACTGCGTAGGCTCTTGATTGAAACCCATATGCAGGGTTCATATTCACCATGCCCACTTTTAAAATCGTAAAGAAATTCTCTACGAACAAAACAGTGTACGGGCGGAAGGTTAGCTACTAGAAAGCTCATCAGTTATGCTCTTGCCAGTTTACAATACCCACAGCATCATCGTTGTTGGTAGTGGCTATCGCTGCCAAACACCATATGTCTGACACACCTGCTATAGTTCTACCCAACTGTTGACTAAAGTCTATTTCATTGCTAGTAACTTGAGCAGATCCGCCCTTGTTAGATCCTACAAATACACCTTGTGTTACAACCTTACCGCCGGATAATGCTGTAGCAGAGATGTCATACTCTACTGTGCTGTCTGTGTCAGCACTGGTCCAGTCAGCATCAGTCAGTGTGGGATTGAGAATAATTTGATAGGAAAAGGCTGCTAGTTGTAGTCCAAATACATCAAACGCAGTAGGCACTACAATAGAGTCTAGGGCTGTTGACTTCATACGCAAACAGACTAATGGTCTCCAAGCAGTGGCACTGAGATTTTTACCAGTTAGTGGTGTTCCTATAGCACGGGTGAAACTACGATTACCGTAGCCGCCTTCTGACATAACTGTACTACAGATTGCTCGCATTGCGGCGGCGGGCCCAGTGCTGATCAATTCATATCGCAAGGGTAATGTAGCACTGGTCATATAGACCTTGTTTAATATGTTGGCATGGTGAAAACTGTGACAAACAATGAACTGTCCGTTAACCACAAATCCACAACGCACTGTTCCTACACCTAACCATTCTATATCTGTCCAGAAGATTTGTGCTTTGGTTACATCTAATGTTATTCCGCTGGCTCCAGTCCCATCTAACTTATCACCATTCCACAAATTTTGTGGAAATTTTTCTGTAGTGTCATCTACTGAACCAGAAGTGGATTTTCTAATAACTAGATTTTTTGTAGTGCCAGCCACTTCAAAGTAAACACCATTCTCTGCTCCAAAATAGCCTGCTCGTTGTGTAACGCCCGCGGTAGGAGTGTTCATAACAAAAGTTAATAGAACCAATAGACTCTTACCAGGCTGGTAGGAAAATACCTGTTTAGTCTGACGAATGGCTGATCCTGCTCCTGTAGCGTTCATCAGTATGGAACTTTCGTTAGGTAAGAAAGAGGAAGTGGCCGCTCCTGTATCCACTTGGTCCCACTTGTATGTGTTGTCAAAGTAACGAGTACCACCATCAAACAAAGTATAAGGATTACTTACACGAAGTCTTCCAAACGCATCAGTAGCCGCTGCTCCTAAAGTTACAGCACTGGTGCCAGTTAGGGTAGCATTTACATTACCACTAATAGGTATAGGATTGCCGCTGTCGTTTTTAATCTCTACTTCTGGCATTGTACCGATGTTAACAGTTCCATCTACTGTGATACTGCCTCCGCCATCTTGTACTGTGACTGTGCCACTAACTGGTTGTATTGCTTGCCAGAACGTTCCAGTCACTGGAGTAGTAGGCATTGTAGCTATTGATACAGGCTGTGTTGCTTGCCAGAATGTACCTGTTACTGCTTGGGTAGCAGGGAAGTTACTTACACTTACGCTACCACTTACTGTGATATTTTCTAATGCAGCTAAGGTCGTAGTACCTAACTCCACTGTTCCACTAGCATTGACAAATATGCGATTGCTATCACTGTTGGCATCAGTGTCTTTACTTATTTTGTATATGCTAGGAAAAGTTACATTGGCATCAACTGTGCCACCAACGGGCATATAGGGCACATCGAGTATGCCGCTGGTCCCTATTTCTGTAACGTGAGTGTGTATAGGATCTTCAGGAGTACTAGTAACTGTTACAGTTCCAGGAATGGTAACATCACCAGTGATGGTAATGTCACCTTGTATGTTACTCAACACTCTAACTGCTGGATCACCGTTAGGTAGATAATCCATGGCCTTGTGCAGGTTTAAGAGGTTAGGCTCGTCCGGATGGACATAGTCCGTGGAGTTTTGATTTCTTACGCCCATGGCCTACCTTGAACTAACGTACTTGCTCCATCGTCTGGTTCAATGTCATTACCGTTATATGGATTAGGCAGTTGATTTTTATCTAGTGTGTTGTTGGCTCTATACCATGGAGCAGTAGGGTCGACACTTCCTGATACTGTGCCGTCTGGTGCTACAACTTTGCCTTGACGCTTTGCTTCGGCAATGGCCAGCTTGGCGTCTTGGCGTTCTTGTCTTGTGGATAAATGTGCGATTCCATTAGCTGACATATTAAAACTCCTGTTGTCCAGGGTGTTGACTTGGATCTTTTACACGTAGATCGTGTGGATGTTTTGGACCGTTAACGCCGCCGCCGGCATGTATAGTAACACTGGTCATGTCAGCATATTCTTCTTGCGGTGTATTTTCAAGTTCGCCGCGCCGCTCTTTAGAAACTAAGTCCATAATTTGTCTAAATCTATTAGGATCGTCGCCGTTGGCTAGAGGACTCATTTCTCCTGGTCTGCTGTCGGGTTGATCTGCTTGATCAATAATGTCAGCGAACTGACGTAATAAGTCTGCTATTCTCATGTAACTCTCCGTTATGATATTTATCGATAGATTGACAATGTTTAAATAAGAGTATATAATGTACTATGCGTATTGAACCTGATGAAACTTACGAAAGTTGGGCTAAAAGAGTCCAAATGTACGAATACGGTGTTGCCTTACAGCAAGTTGCTCAAGGTAAGGATTTTGACGAAGTTTTAGAACAAATGTCTGCTCGTATTAATCAAAAGATGTTGCATCCAATTATAAAAGCATTACAAGACACTAGGATAGATCAAACCGAACTCGATGCTTCGAAAAAAGCATACGAAGAAAACTATATCAAACGATATGGTCCCAAGGCGGACCATATCTCAGATGATGTTAATACAGACTAATCAGTTGTGTTACACCAAAAACTAGAGCTGCACGGGCTTGTTGGTCAGCGGCTGCTTCTTCTAGTTTCTCTGTGCTAATCAAGTCTTGTAAGATTTCCTTGGCTTCGCTTGGACTTAGTTGTCCAGCACCTACAGCTTCGTGAACTTGTAATGCATACTGGGCACGTTCTGCTGCCCAATTATTACCACTATTCATTAATTCAGCTAGTACACTCATTAGAATCTCCCTTGTACAGATTTAGCCAATATGTCTGCTTGTTGTTGTATTATCTTCTTCTTAAGGTCACAGTACAATGGACTCACTGGTCCTTTGACTACCCTGTCCTGTAGTTCGTTAACAGTATTAGTCATGGTGCCTGTTAACTTGGCAATATCACGTGTGGGCTTTGTTTTAGCATAGATATCAAACCACTCAACATCTTTGGCCAGTTGATCAACTTGTGGTTTTAAATCTGCCTTACAATCAAAGTGTCTTGCCCGTTGTTGTATATCTGTTATTACCTTGGCTTGATTGACATCCCATCCGCTAGGGATATATTCCATTATACTGGCACAACCTGTTAGACCTAATGTCACTACTGTTATTGCTATTAGTCGTTTCATAATATTTCCTTATGCTGGACTATATGGATTACGGGGACGATCATATCCATCGTCCTCTGGATAGACCGGATAGTCCATTATTGACACCAGCTTTGTTTAGCATCGCCATAGTACTCACGTGCTAGGCCGTTGGCAATAAGTCCTTGACGGATGCTCTGTCCGTTTACCAAGATATCTCCCAATATACGGCCACCGAACTTATCCCATCCATAGATAATAACTTGGTGCTTCGGGTGAGATTGAATGGCTTGGGTTGTAAATTTACTCGCCACCTGTGCTCGCTCGTTTTCTTGTGGACATTGGGCTCTGTGTCCTTTTTCTGGCGTGTCGACTCCGTAGATTCTAACAGCAAGTTCGGGCTTGAGCGGCTTTGGTAGAAAGGGAGCGGCGATTACAATAGTATCGCCATCACTCACTCTAATAATCTGTGCGTCATAAGTTGCCGAATTCTTAGGCATCTTTCCCTGTGCAAGTGCTAGTACAGGCACTGCTAACAATAATAGTAAAAACTTCTTCATTCAATACTCCATTTTAATAAGAGTATTTATTCATAAAAATAGGATCTTACGATCCTAGCTAGCTACTTGTCCTATTATACGCCGCTAGCCCGGCGAGTATATTACTTAATCTGTGTCCAGACTCGTTCACGGATTTGTTTTGTTAAACTGTCCGGCAATGCTACATAGTCTAAGTCTGCGGCATCTTTCTTACCATTCTTAAATGCCCAATCAAAGAACTTTAACACTTCATCGCTGGCTGCTTTGTTTTTTGGCTCTTTGTACATGATGATAAAACTGGCAGAACTTACTGGCCAAGCATTAGGATTCTTTTGATCTACAATGCTCAATCCCATGCCCGGAACTGAGAACCAATCAGCACCATCTGCGGCTGCGGCAAATGTTACGTCATCTGGACTAACATACTTTCCGCTTTTGTTTTGTAGCTGTAAGAATGTCATATTGTTTTTCTTAACATAAGCATACTCTACATAACCAATACTACCTTTAATTCTGTTCACATTGGCAGCAACACCTTCATTGCCCTTGCCACCGATTGACATGGCAGCAGGCCACTTGACTGCGGCACCTCGACCCACACGCTGTAACCACTCGGGGCTAACTGTGGCAAGATAATCAGTCCAGTTGAATGTTGTGCCTGAACCATCAGCACGATGTACAATAGTGATAGCCTGATCTGGCAACTGTTTACCTGGATTCAACGCCGCTAGTTTAGGATCATTCCATTTAGTAATGTTTCCCATGAATACATCTGCCATAACTGGTCCAGTAATACGTAGCTCGCCTGGCTTAAAACCATCTAAGTTAACTACTGGAACTGTTCCGCCAATAATAGCAGGGAATTGAACCTGCCCCTGCTTGTCTAAGTTCTCTCCGCTTACTGGAGCATCTGTAGCACCAAAGTCTACGGTCTTGTTGTTGATTTGTCTAATGCCGCCTGATGATCCAATGCTTTGATAGTTCATACCAGTACCTGTGGCTTTTTTGTAACCTTCAGCCCATTTGGCGTAGATTGGGTAAGGGAATGTTGCCCCTGCTCCTGTGATGTCTGCGGCTGATGCCGATACTGTCACTGCGGCTAATAAAATAGCAAATAGTTTTTTCACTGTAAGTCTCCTTGTGTTAGTGATATAGTTATTTAAACACAAATCGATTACAGTATGATTACAAATTTAAAAATTGTTGTTGAACCAGCCTATTTTACGGCCGTTAGCGATGCGACGATCGTGCTCTTCTACGCTACTAGGATAGCGCCATGCCCATAACGCAACTAGTCCCATAAAGATGCCTGTGTAAACAACACCTCGCAATGGTACACTGCCAAAGTACATTATTGCTAGACTCACACTCATACTGGCCAGCATAAAGAACTTTAGCTTTAAAGGGAACACACGTTTCTGTCCCCAATTACTTATGAAAGGGCCAAACGTTTTGTGATTCATAATCCAGGCATGCATCCTAGGACTACTCTTAGCAAAGCAATATGCGGCAAACACTACAAAGGGACTATAGGGAATGCCCGGAGTAACAACTCCTATATAGGCAAACCCTAAACTGATGAATCCCAGTATCTTCCACAACAGTTGTTTTATCACAGATACTCCAACCAAGCATCATGCCGTACTTGAAATGGTAACCGCTTGCGCTTGTTAACGAGTTCGTAAAAGTCTGGCTTGTAAGGCTTGTACTTAGGCTTGTACTTAGTACTTGCACCTTTATTAGCATTGCAGGTTGCGCAGGCAGTTACAGTGTTTTCAAATGTGGTCTTACCACCTTTGCTTACAGGTTGTACATGATCCAGTGTACAGTCTTTTTTCTGTAGAACTTCTTCACAGTATAAGCAAGTGTATAGATCTCGTAGGAATACATTGCTCTTTGAAAACCGCACAGTAGTCTTGGCTTTCATGTATTCTTTTAATATGATAACACTTGGCACAGGAGTTTCCCAACGAGCTGATCTTACAATCCAATCGTCGTGCCATACCAGTACATGGGCCTTGTCTAAGACCATATACTTAATGGCTTCTTGCCAATCAATTGTTGAAATTGGTAAGAAACTGATCGGTGCGCCGTCGGCGTTGAGTACGAGACAATCTGACATTTTGTTATATCTATAAAGTTACCATAAAACTGTATTATACAGTCTTATTTGTATTTAAGCAAGAACGGATTGAGCGAATTCACTTCCCGAATGCTCAATTGCTTCAGTCCATTGTGTTTGGCTATCTAGCTCAAATATAATCTGTTGAGATCCAGATGCAATTAGCCAACTATTGTTATGCTGATATGGAGGATTACCTTGTAATTCGTTTTCAAGTTGACCCGATGTCCAGCCGCAAAGGCCTACAAATAGTCTCCATACTTTTGGAACATTTCCCATAGCAAGATTGGTTAAAATATCAGGACTAGAACTTAGACTAAACTTATCGTTAATAGTCATTGTATTCCCACAACTCCATTCTGCACTATGCAACATAGTAAGTGCCTTGACATTAACTGGACCACCAACGTGTATGTATCCCGGAATATCTAAACTGATATTGTGTTGGCTAGCAAATTCCGTAATAGACATTTGACTTTGTTTATTGAGCACCAGTCCAACAGCACCGTTTTTATGATGTTCTGTTAAAAATATCACAGTCTTCTGCCAAAAATTTCCTCTCACGTTAGGGGGAGCAATTAATAAGTTTCCTGTTAGATTCATTATACTGTAGCTGTTGATGATAATAACGCAGCGGCATTGGCCACTCGTTGACTTGTGTGTAATCCGGCACTGCGTTCGTAGTACTTGTCAAACACCCACGCTGCTTCGTCCGTAGTCTTAGCTCTCTTGAGCCAACTTGCAGCTTTGGATTCGGTGTTGTCTAACTCCCACTGGATGAATGCTAGCTGATCTTCTAGAGTTGATCCTCTTATATTCTTGCCATAGGCTTTGGCAAAGTTTGCTTGTCTAGGAGGGTGCCACTGGGCTATTCCGTAGGCAAGTCCGCCGTCGCCTACAGCATCAATTTTTAAGTTTGCACCAGATTCTGCTTGTAGGTTTCCTACAATTCCAGCAGACTGTTCCGGAGTCCAACCTTTAGCTATAAAATATTCTACAGCTTTCTTAGCATTACCTGTTGAGCCTGCGGCTGCACCAGATCTACCTGCACCCGAACCACGTTGATAACCGATATCAGCTAATGTACTTTGCTTTAGTTTACTTGCTACTTCAGGCTTAGATTTTAAAATATCATTTAACTTTGCAACAGTTTCTCTATTTGGTTCGCCGCTTGCTTCTAAACTGTTATCAGCTTGAAACTTCTTAATTGCACCATTAGTTTCCGGACCACGTATGCCGTCAACTCCGTGACGTGGCAGATCATAACCTAACGCCATTAATGCTTTTTGCAAGTCTGCAACTGCAGGGCTTCTCTTTGACGTAGGAACAGTTACATTAAACGCTGCGGGCGCCGATGGAGTTGTGCCGGGGGCACTAGCTGCACCTGCAACAGGTTTAACTATTGGAGATCCGTCTCGTTTGAATCCTGCAATAGTATCTAGATTAGGTTTATTACCTGTACTAGGTGTTGTAACTTTAGATGCTACTTGACCAGCAACTTCTTTGTACACACCCATTGTAGCATGTACACCATCTGTTAATGGTTTACCGTTTATGTCAATTATTTGAACTCCGCTTAATGCTGATTTAATTGCGTTTCTAACTTCTTCTTGATAGTCACCGCCGTAGTATTTTGCTAGGCCAGCACCACGACCTGGACCGTTAGGAAACAATAAGAAAATAACAGTTGCACCTTGTGCTTGTACCTTACTAACTACATTGGCAACATTTGACGCAATGGTCTGAGCAGGTTTTAAAGGTCTTTTACCTTGGCTGTCCATATGAGCACGAGCAGCATTAGCAGTGTCATTTGCGCCTTGTGATACCAATACAGTAGCACCTTTTGGTACTTTAGCAATATTTGCCAACATGGCGCTATCAGTACTACTTCTGCCGCCTATTGCTAAGTTAGTCCAATCTTTTCCGCCTGCAGTAGCCACAGCCACAGCATGACTATCACCAATAGTGTAAAGATTACCAGTTGCTTCTCTTAAAACTGTTTTGAATTCTTTAAATCTCATTTGCGTGTGCCCCAGTCTGGAATCTTACCACCGTATTTTTTACCCTTAACTCTATGGCCACCCATAGTCATTCTACTTTTAGAGTCTTTACCCATTAAGTGGCTTTTGTTACCATCTCTTGCGCGAAGACCTTGACTTTTGCAACTGGCTAAGTTACTAGCACCTAAATCTGAATCAGGTTTAGTACTGACACATAAGGCTCTTGAGGCTTTTTCTGTAATAATTTCGTGGACTTTCATATATGTATTTATTAGCTTTCTAGGTCAAGCCACTCATATACATTTAGCCAGCTACGTTTACCTATAGTTTCCTTTAAATGATGTAGGTCTGCACAGGTTTTGCTACGAAAACGTTGTAGTTCTTGTTGCGAAACTGGTTCGTACTCTATTTCTACGCCTTCTTGTTCTGCTATGTATTCGGCAATATCTAGGAAACTATGTGTAAGTCCTGCGCCTACATTCCATATTCCCGAACCGTTAACGGTATTGATAAAATCAGTGTGTAATCTACAAACATCTCCTACCCATGTCCAATCCCTATAGACATGTTCTGCTGTTTCCCATACTGTAATTTTACCTTCTTTACGGGCTTGCTGGCGCCACTTGTAGATAGCATTGGCTCTGCGACCACGTAGGTGCATCCATTTACCGTAGACGTTGAAGTAACGGAAACCTTGTACATAGATTGTTGGCGTTTGTTGGAATACCCATCGATCAAACAGATACTTTGACCAGGCGTAGGGGCTTTGTGGATGACACGGTGCAAACTCGCTAAAATCCTTAGTATTGCCGTAGACAGTACTAGAACTAGCATATTGTAAGTTTACACCCGCTGTCTGACATTCTAAGAATAATTGCTGACTAAATTCAAAGTTTTGCTGTAGAACTTTATCTACATCGGATTCGCCTACATCTGCAATAGCACCTAAGTGTATGACCCAATCATATGTTCTAACACTGGGAAAGGAATCAACATCCCACTCCCATCCGTCTGCATCATGCCCTTGCTGGTGCAACCAACTCATCATATTACGACCAATAAAGCCTTCATGGCCGGTGACTAGAATTTTCATAATAACCTCTTTTGATATTTATAGATGCTGATTAGGAGGTCGTAAAAAAAGCACTAACGAATAGTGCTTTTTAAAAGTACTAAATTACTTAGATTGCATCAACAGTCAAACCCAATGACTTAGCCTTGTAGCCAAGTGCTACGATTTCACGGCTTGGCTTGCCAAGTGCGTATTCTGTTACAGTAACACCGTTACCAGACTTGCGGGTATTTGCATAAACAGCATAACCGCTATGACGGATACGACTAGCTTCTGCGGCAATGTTCTTAATGCCAAAACGCTTTTCAGCTTGGCTGGCAGTAACGCTCTCGCCATTGTACAATGCGTTAAACAGTTTAAATGTCTTAGTTTCTTTAGAGATGAATTTCATTTTAAGTTTCCTTGTTAATGTTAGCTTTAATCGCTAACGTTCTATTATTATATAGGATGCACTTTAGTAATGCAAGTAAAACGGTAAACAATGTTATTCTTGTTTGCTCAAACCCCATTCAATAGCTTTATCAGCAGGAACTAGTCCTCTAAAATACTTATTAGGAAACTGTTGTTCTAATTTGTCTAACGCCGATTCCAGTGTTGGTGATTGAATCAAAAATTGATTATCGATTTTACTGTAGAGATAATACTGATTATTTTCTTTTTCAACAATACATTCTACAACTTCTTTGCCATCTTCGTCTTCATCTGGTGCATTTTTGTATGCCTGTAATAATTTAATCATATTAGTAGGATTGGCTAGTATGTTTATCATTAATATCTTACCGTGAATATACCAACCAATAATAAATCCAATTAGTATGCCAATTAGTAGTTCCATTATGAATTAACTTCCTCTGTAAAACGATTAAGAAATGCTGCAACTAGACAATTAAAATGTTTATCCGATCCTGATAAGTTATAATGTATCCATGTACCGATTTCATTAGTAATAATGTTAGTTACTAAAAACTGTGTCCTATTACTACCAGTCCATTTTGATCCAATTTTTACATGTGTCATATATCTACCCTCTTCAGTATTTATTATACATTAAACAGCATCAACTGTCAATCCCCATTTGAGTTGCCAAAATGTATAGTCACTATCTTTGAGTTTGGCTGTTACATAATACTCATAACCCCATAATAAGAATTGATGATTTTGTCGATGCCATTCTGGAGTATCTAAAGATCGCTCCATGACCCACATGCCCATTTCACTTTTTTGCCATTCATACAATGGCTGGGCCGCATACAAGTCCGGATCTTCAACATCACCCATTTTAAATCGGTGTACAACTAATTTATGGATTCGATGCACACGATCACCAATTTGAAGATAGTCGTGTACGACCACGGGCTTTGGGTCAGCCAAGTAACCCTTATCCAATGCTTTCGTCATAGCCATAGTCAGGATCCACAAACTTGCTCAACAGCTCAAAGTTATCTTCTGCACGTTTAACGGCTTCTAGAGCTTTCATCAGTGCTGGATTGTTTTGTGCGAGAGTCATACGATTCAGAGCCATAGTACGTTGTGCTCTAGCCCATTGTATGATGTCTAGTATTTCTTGATCTAAACTTACAGTGGCATAATTGGTAGATAGCTGTTGCCAATTACTACCATTAAACACTTCTAAGTCTTGATTGTTAACCCGTATCATGCCTTGTATAGGGTTACTAGGGTTTTGTGGAATATAAGGAAAAGACGTATTACCACCTGAGACTGTTAGTCCACAGACACCTGTTAAGTTTTTAATCATATTAACTCCAATGTAATAGGAACAGCGTTGCGTCACTGTCCTTTTTAAAATCAATAAACGCTAGATCCCGCAACGTCCACCTAGTGCCTGATGGGCCATAATGTTTCTCTAACCACTTAACCGGTGCCCAAGTAGGACCTTTGATGCGTTGTGTTAAGTCGCCTAGGTATACCGTTTTCATTCGTCTCCGCTCCAACGAAGAATAAACCAATCTCGTTGGCTTTCCTTTTTAAAACTCCATAACAGATCAGTCATGCGTGTGCCTACCCCTTGTTCAGTTAGTCGCCACTCGTCCATTTCATGCAGCTTTTCTTCTGTCATTTCTTCTTTGTCTAGCACCACGCCTGGAAGTCTAAACATTCCTACTTCACAAGTTTGCATTTTCATTTTGCGTTTACCTCATTGTCTAACCAAGGCAGACACTCATCCCACGATCTATATTCATGTGCTCGTCCGCCAGCACTACGCCATTCACTACAGTTGCTATGTCGGTCATCGATTAAGATGTCGCCAGGCTGACAGTGTCTCCATTTGTCGTGACTAAATGGTCCAAGGAATACAGGAATGCCAGGGAAGTGTTTGTTGGCCCACCATACCTTATCTTGAGCCGCATAAGGCATACTGTAATCGTGTGGCAATGCTGATAAGAAGAATACCGAGTCTACTCGACCTTTTGACACTTGTTGTTTACAGTAGTCAACTAGTTCATGTGCTTTCGGTTTTAATGGCAAGTCCAAATAGAACCTACTCCAATTCTTAAGTTGATTCCATTGCTCTTGAGGAATACGTTCTCCGTACTGATCCCACCGCAATTTTAAAAATGACTGGGCTGCTTCGTGCCAGTCGGCAACAACATCATCCATATCTAGATATATTTTCATTTTCTACATAACTCCAATAGCATTTGATAATTCCTGTAGGCTTTGGCTACAGCAGGGTTGTTATAGCGCACTTGTTCATCCTTACGCTGATTTGTCAATATTGTTTTAGCATAGTTAGCTTCGTCTCTCCAGCTGTCTATACGAGAGAATTCATCCATAAGATGATCAAACTGTTCTCTGGGCAAATGGATAGCAACAAGAGGTTCTACTCTATGTTCTATTTCATGCATGGCTGTAGCATGATACTGATGGTAATTCCAACTAGGTGCAACATACGCAGCACGCCTATACTCTTTGCTTTCAGTTACATGTGCTTGGAATCTAGATTCAAAGCGTTTAGTATCTCTATTTTCTTCGTCAGTATATCTATATGACATTAGCTACTCCACTTCAGTAAAAACATTGTAACATGTTTGTCCTGTTTAAACAACCACATGTCAAAGCTCAATCGTTTAGCTGTAGGTATATTAGTCCAAATCCATTGTTGTACTTCATCCATGTCACTATCGCGTAGGCCACGTTCAAATCCGCGAGGTTGTACATCGACATAGGCTTTCAGCTTGCGGCCAGGCAACTGTTGCCATGATATTTTAGGTGTAGACGATTCAGCTTTGGCACTTGCTCGCATCATGGGTACTGATAGTTTTACCGATTGTCCCAATACTTCGATTATACCTTTCATGATCCCCACCTTAGTAAGAACCAATGATAGTATTTGGATTCTTTAAACATGAATGTAGTATGACCAAACATGCTTTCAATCGCCCATACATAGTTACCCATTCCTTCCCATGTCTCTAGTTTGCCGCTGACCCAACGACCTTCACCTACATAAGTACGACACCACTGTTCCATCTCACCATTCAGGTGATAGTGGGTGTTATTAAATGTAATATGCATCAACTCCATCGCAATATAAACCAATTTAGATCTTTTTCATTTCGAAACCAGAACTTGGCATTGTTAGCATACCATCGCATGTTAGGAGTCCATACTCCGTCCACCGCGCTAGGACCAAATGTCTTTACCATCCAGTCCATCATTTCATTCCATTGCCAGCTGTTATTAGGATGTACTGTTAGATACTTTGCTCCATATACACGGCCTTCGTCTAGTACAAAATTGTGCCAGCCAATAGCGGTCATTAGAACTTCTTCATCAATGTCTTTGGCCATTTGACGGGCAATGTTTGTGAGGATATCGTCTTGTGTCATTGCATTACTCTTTTACGTGGTCCTTAGTTAGTTGTGCCACTAACAAGAATCGTTCGTAGGCTTTACGCACACTGGGATTAGTCATTAACTTATCAGCTTCTGCTTGCATGGCTTTGACTCCAGCTTCGGCTGCTTCTCTGTAACTGCACCACTCTAATGCATAACGTTCATTTCCAAACGTTTTAGCAAGGGCCTTCCATGCTTTCAACTGTGCAGGTGTTAGGGGCTTGTCACGCTCAGGCACCCGAAGGGCACTGGCATCCATAATGCTTTTGCTTATAGCATCTTCAGCAACACGGCCCGCGGCAATCATCGGAGCATAGGCAGGATCGATATTGAACCGTCTGCTTGAACCGCCTGGGTAGACATCTACTAAGTGTGTGCCTTTGGGAAAGCTATCGCAGAACTCTGAACTGTATGTACTGTGCGGAATGTACTTACGTCCTTTTTTGATATAGAAAATTGTCTCGGCCATACGTCACCATTAGAGTTACTTTATAATGTAAGTATACATGATCTCTTTTAGTCTGTCAAGTCTATCCTGTTTAGTCTTGGCTCCCAATATTACCACAGCATAGGTTTGATTATCTTGTTCGACCAGTACGGCCACGCACCATCCAGCGGCTGTGGTTAGCCCTGTTTTGGTTATGACAATATTTTCAAATTCAAATAGTGCAGGACCATTGGTATTTTGTAAAATAATAGTATGCGTTTTCTTTTTTAGAACTGTTTCGAATTCAGCTTGCCGCTTGGGCGAATTTTCTCTAATGAACGGTTGAAAACTAGCAGCTACTAATAGTCTATGTATATCTAGAGCAGTGCTTTTATTTTCGTTGCTCAAACCGCTAGCATCACTAAAATGAGTATTATTCATTCCCAGGGTCTTGGCACGTAGATTCATTTCTTGCAAGAACGCTGCTCTGCCACCCGGATAATCAGCAGCCAATGTTTCCGCTGCTGCATTATCGCTTCTAACCAACATGGCTATTAATAACTCTTGCCTAGTGTAGATCTTGCGTGGAAGTACAGCTGGCCAGTTTGATGACAATGTTAATTTACGATTTAAATCTAGGCCTGCATCTAACGCTACTAAAGCCGTCATTAACTTAGTAATGCTGGCTAACGGTCTAATATTTTGAGTGCCTTGCGAAACTAGTACAGTACCAGTGGTTTGATTATATACTAATACGCTTGAGCTAGATTTAGCCCAAGCGCAGTTTACAAATAAGGATAGTATTATAATCCATTTCACGCAAGTGTCACTCGATAGAATGGGTTTTAATCATGTCTCTTAGAATTTGTTCAACGTAGGCGTTCAATGACTTGTCAGCTTCGTGCGCCAGTTTCATCAATTCAAACAGTTGATCATCGTCGAGAGTCAAAGGAACTTCGACTCTAGTGTCATACGTTTCGCCAGCTTTAATGGCTAGACATTTTTGAATGAAGTCATCATCTACTTCTAGGCCAACGTAGTTGACATCATCCCATGCCTCATCTTTATTAACATCACGACGTTTGGCTTCTTTTTTATTCTTCTTACGAAAGTCTTCATTGATCATGCGATAGGCACGTTGATTCAGATAGTCGTGAGCTTGCACTTCGTAGACAGTTTGGTCTTTGGTATCAAAGATGATAGTAAAACTGTAGCCGTCTTGATCACCATTCCAACTGTCAAGATGATAAGCATCTGATCCATAGCATTGCCATCCGAAATCACTACCTTCAGTGATCTTGTAGTCAACAAGTTCCATCCATTCTTTCATTGTAATCATTGTAGGTTCCTTTTAGAAGTATCAATATTATCTAGTGCTTGCACAATCTTTTCTGCGTATTCGGGCTCGTCTTCAAAGAGCTCATCAAAATCAACAGGTGTAGCATTGGCCTCCATCTCGCCTGATTCAAACATTCGATGGATCTCTGCTACCATTTCGTCAAGTTCTTCCTGTGTTCCTTCAAAGCTGTCAAAACAGCCCGGAGCAAACTCGAGTTTAAGTGCTTTCTTTTCTTTAGTCATTCTATTACCGCTTTCTCTCTGGGGGTTACAAAAACTTTAGTGCCAACATTGCGTATACTGTCTGCTAACTGTTGTGGCATATCTTTAGTATAGCTCAATAACTCTTTTCGACCTACACTGGACCAAAATGTCCATATTTCGGGAAATCGTTGTGGATTGGCCTTGGCTCTCATGATCAATAAGTGTACTGGCAATCGAGGAGCAGGCTTGTCTCCAAGCACAGCCCACATTGCTTTCTTATCTTGATCGCTAAGATCAATGATACACTCGAATCCCAACGAGTCCCAATAGGCTATAAACAGTTTATCAGTCATAGCTTATTATATGCTAAGAACGACCAGGTGTCAATCGATTAGACTTTCTTAAATAGATAGACTTGCTCAAACTTGTAGCCATTTTGAGCTTTGTTGTTGCCAGCGCCCGGACGAACATTCAACATCATTTTGATATTCTCAACGTGTGCAAAATTCATTTTGGTTGACAACTCACACCAACGATCTACAATTTTGAATTGGTCCTTGTCAATTTTATAGTCTGCAATGTTGACAGCATAGATGGCACCATCGTCTAGTACCTTGTGTAACATTCTCAGTGTTGGCTCTACGTAGAGTTCAAACCAAGCATCCACATTGTCGCAACGGTTCATGCACTGTGTTTCTTCTTCACAATAGGTTTCAAGATTAAAGTAAGGAGGGCTGGAGAATGCTGCATCATATGTTTTAGGATCAGCATCAAACTCTTCGCTGACACCGTGATGCATGTTGAAGCCACTGCCTGCGCCAACTTCATCCAGTATATTGCCCAGAGCAAATAGACCGTTGTATGTTTTAGTATTTGGATCAATGCCTGTATAGTTGTAGCGCATGTTACTGGTTAGGGCACCCATCATTCGCCCACCGTAGCCGCTGCTGAAGTCTAGTACACGGCCCATA